CATTTGAATAGCTAATTGATTTTGTGTCCCCATCATAATCTGTTGGGCTTTCTGCATCTTAACTTGTGGATTAGTATTCTGGTCATTTCCTCTTACAGTGATAGTATACTTGCCCTGTGCTTCTTCACGGGTTAATTTAATCTTCTCTCCGTCTTTCTGTGAGTCTTGTCCAAAATACATAAACTCATAACTATCATCTCCATACTGAGACCATAAATCCCATATCCAGTTAAATAGGTTTGCAAAACAACCTCTGAACATATCAGCGTCTAAGGAGAATACATTACTTGCACTTTGAACTTGGTGGTCTACTTCACCTAATGTCCTTGGCTGTCTTTTATTAATCATAGACTGTAGAGAGAAGTCAACTTGTCCTATAAGTTCTTCAATCTTAGTTTCAAGTATCATCTGTTCTTTCTCATAGGAGAACTCTACATTAGGATTGTGAGCATTTAACGGAGCTATTAAGTCATTTAATGGTTGCATACCTTGTGCCGGAATACCTTGTCCAAATACAAACTGAACAGTCTTGGGATTAACCATACCTGCACGATATATATACATAGGAGAGTTGGTAAGCGTTTGCCTATCAATTTTCTGCATATGTTGTATATCTATCTCTTTAACTATATCTTCAATCAACTCTGGTATTCCCCTGTGTGAGAACCACCTATCAGAGGTTAACTCGTAAAATAGCTTTACGAAGGGGAAATTACCAGAGTAGAAAGGTAGGGTAATTTTTCTTAGTTCCTGATTAAAGTCAGGTGCTACAGTAACTACACATTTCTCTTCTGTCCCATCATTATTAATATCATACCAACAATAACACTCCCATATCTTTACTAAATGGTTAGTCGACTGTAATCTCTGTATACCTTCTCTTTCATCTCTAGTTATGTCTATTTTATTACTTGATAGGTCAACATCCTGTTTAACACCAATATTACCTATTCCTTCAATATCCCACTTCTTATGCTCGGCATTACTTTTTAATTGATGAAATGGTAGATAAAATTCATGTATTACATATTGTGCTGACTGAGGGTCAAACCCAGCAGTAGGTGGAACATATACTCTCTCTGGTTCACACAATGCAACATCAGGGTTATTATGAAGAACATCTTGTATTTCAAACTTTACATTCTCTTTGCCCGATAATAACTCATCTACTATTCTTGATACTTCTTTTTGGTTATGTTCTTTAACCAAATCATTCATATCAACATCTAATCTTTTAACAATAGCTTGTTCTACTTCCTCTGGTTGTCTCTCAGCATCAAATATCCATAAAGCCTCTTGTATAGAAATGTCATCTAAAGACAGTTCTTCAACTCTATTTGTTATCTCTATTCGCCAATATGGTTTAAGAAGAAAGAATCCCTTTTCAAGTGTTTGGTCTATAGCAATCAAAGACTTCGGTTTTATATCTATCTTCTCCATAATTAAATGGTCTAAGAACTTCTCTATCTTTCTTGCTGTTTCCCAATTTCCAGAAGGAGATGGTACTGCTTGGACTATAGGTCTGATACCAAATATAACATTAGCAAGAGCAGCCTTGAGCTTTCTCATCTTGATTTCAATAGTAGGCATACGGATATTAGAACATCCCACAAATGGGAATGTCTTTTTCTTCTTTATCCTCATCCTCATTCTATGCCACTTATCTTGAGAACTTCTCCAAGGTTCAGTCCAGTTTTCAGAATCAGTTTTCCAATTCTTTATCTTACTAACCAGTTTGTTTATGCCACCTTCTGACATACCTGCTGCTGGCTGGACTTCTTCTTTTTGGTACTTAACTGCCATTCATATCTCCTTTAATATCCATAATCAAAAATCTTTGGTTCTTGTTCATCTGATAACAATTCTCCGTATCTTCCTCTTTTCTTAACTTCTGGTTCTATATAGTTCGGTGTGATTATAGTTTCCGCGTAAGTGAGACAATCAACAATATCATCCCAACGAGAAGCACCCAATGTAAGAAGCTCATCTTTAGCCTCCTCGTGATTAGCATGTATATAATATTTACCAGATTCAAACAATGGTTGTAATGCCGCAACTATTCTATCTTTCTTCTTTCTTATTACTTTGTCTGTTCCTCTTTTAAATACATTCTTTAATTCCACCACAGGTGGATATAAATGTCTTTCCGCAGCTTTACGCATAAATGAATTAAAAAACTCTTTCTCTGTTCCTGAATTAGGTATCCCCAAAGCTGTTACTGTATCTTTGTTTTGAAGCCACATATTTAATATGGAATCAATAAACTGCCCACTAGGGTTATGAGTCCGTATATAACTATCAAGATACCTAGAGTGCAAACCGTTGATACCAACCAAAACGGCAACCTTGTAATCCGCCCTCTCGTCATCAGCGTAAGCAGGGTCAACGGCAATAACGCGACTAAGGTCAGTAGGGAGTTCTGTCCAGTATCTGAGCTGGTGCGGCTTAATCGGCGATGCTTCATTAAGTATAGGGTCATTAAGGTACTCCGAGGCAAAAGCGGTGCTCCCAATCTCCTTTTTCCTTGCTTGGAGCTTTTTGTGCGACCACAATGATTTCCACAACTCATACCCTTCCTCCTGCCTTGCATCATGATATGCTCTAAACTTCCGCTTCTCCCAGTCATTATCACTATCTAACATCTCCTGTAAAAGAGCTAAAGGGCTAATAATCGTCCCTATCCATATGAATTGACCATGGGGTAGAAGGGTGTTTAAACACGCCTTAAAGACCCACTCTCGCAGCTTTGTCCTCTGGTCTGTAGAGGCAACTGACTCATCAGTCTCTATATCATCTAATATAATTAAGTCAGGGCGGAAACCACGAATCTGACCTCCAGCACCACGAGCACGAATGTTCGTTTTCTGCTTGTTATTTAATATCAGGTGGGTTTCCGTCCACTTATTTGACTTTAAATCACCAAAATACTTTAATAATAACGGATTTGACTCCATTTCGGTACGCATCTTGCGTAACCACTCTATTGAAAGCCCCTCTGAGGCTGAAATAATCAGAATATCCTTCTTTTTCATAAAAAGAGCACACCAGAGAGGATAAAAGACACTACAAATAGCAGACTTAGCGAATCCTCTAGGCGCAGCTAAAGCTAATCTCTGTTCATTCTGTACTAATTTGTATATCTCCCTATGGAACTCAGGAATCTTGCTGGTTAAGAAATGCCCCAGAAAGTCCTCCACCCAGGTCAGCAGGTCTGCCGCCCAGATGTCATATAGTTTAGTTGCCTGTTCTTTTGTTATTTCCATATATTAGGTTGTCATTTAGGTTGTCGTTTATACTTTTTATCCTATATGTGTTATAGTTTTTAATCTATCTTGCCTCTTTTGTTTTAGCCATTGGTGCTATTCTTATCTCATCTTCTGGAAGAGGTTGTCTCTTTCCATAATGACTATAATCACAATCTTTGTTATTACATATGAAGACTGGTGTTGGTGGATATGAAGCCCCCATATAATGAGTAACTTCTAAACCACATTTTGGACATTTATATTTAATCATAATAAATACAAGTCGGTTTACACTTATTAGTGTAGTTTGTTACACTTGTCGTTTAGGTTGTCATTAAAGTTGTCTAATGTCCATTATCGGTAAATGTCCATTACTTAGTGGACATTATCAGTTTTTTATTGTCCTACCGTATAGAACAGTTGTTCTATAGTATAAATCATCTTAGTAAATAGTTTGACAAAATGTATATCATTTTAATCAATACTGTCGTTTAGTGACAGTTACGGTGTAAGATATAACACTTATTAGTGTAATATGTTACACTTCAGTTTATATACACTTTTGTATATAATGTGAAATGGAATAAATACAAGTCGGTGGTAGTTGGTACTTTCTCTGTTGGTATCCAGTTAGCGTTTGCGGATACAAGCCCACTGCTTTAAAATCCCTTTCAGGATGCTGAGGAAACACTAACACAACATTAGGCTACCACGCCACACCGACATATTTAATGAACGTTAAGACTATTTTAATGAACTGTAATCTGTCTTGGTTACATTTGTAACCTATTTCACCCGCTTCCGCCACTTACGTTTCTTTGGATGTCTTGTTTTACCTTTTTTAGCCATCCGGCACTAATTTCCACTTATGGTCTGCATCAGGTATAAATGTCATAGATTCACTTCCCTCTGCATAACTTGACCACACTAACCAACCACCGTATATTTTCAGCCGGTTGACACCATCGCCATCTACTGTTTCCCAAACACGCGGAAAGAATTTCTTAGTTTTACTTTTTATCATTTAAATGCGTTTCTAGCCCTTTTTGCCCTTTAGCCACCTCTGGGTCGACTATGCGTTTTTGACCCCTTTTTAGCCCAATGTTTTCAATGCTTTTTCAGGGCGATTTTGCATGTCTGAGACCCTAATAGGACACTTTACAACCATGACCCTATAATCTTGTTTGCACTCTCTAAGACAGTCATAACAAATATTGTTAATTTTATATTTATGGTCTAGGTCTATGTGTTTCATAATTTGAAAAATATAATATATATTGTGTGTGGTAATATATATATACACAACCCCCAAGGGGGTGCTACCCTCTTCCCACAACGACCACAAAGCCAATAGATAATAGACTATTGAGCATAACTTCCGATAATAATGGTTATGTTAACCAATATATTATACATAACATACTGTCATTGAGTAGGTTGTGATAGTCTATCCTTGACAATAGCTTGTTCTCTGCCCTCTAAGCCTGTGA